CAAATGAATGGGCTTTCTTGTTTATGGGGTGATTATTACACTTTTCAGTATAAAAGTCTTTATTGGATTTGTTGTCGCATTGTTATTTGTGTTGAGAATCTACCATCTGCTATTTCAGTAAATGTTAATGGTTTATCTAATCGTACCCAATGATAGTTTGTTCCATCATACCAAACGAATTTCTTTGACTCTCCCTTTAAATGATTTTCCATAGTTCTAAGATTATTTTTAAAGGTGCTTGATATATTTTGGAAACTAATAGTAAATACTTCTTGTCCTGGATTAACATTAATGGCATACTCAACTCCACCTAAACTTCTGTTGATTTCATTTTGGTAATCAATAGAAGATTGGATATTGACATCAGGCTCTATTTCAAAAGTTAGTTTTTTACCTATTAATATTTCTGATATATTGGATACTGCATTTAAAAACTTAGCATAAAACTTATCACTTGTGGTTTCAGTTAAATCAGTTATTTGCCAACCTGCTTCACTTGCAACAGAAGTTGTTTCAAGATTAGTAATACTTCCACTATCTCCATAGGCATATCTTATGATACTTCCACTTCCTCCACTTGCTCCGATAAAATAAACTGCTACTGCATCAGCAGTTGCACTACTACCTAAAGCATATTGAATCGCATCACCACTATTAATTGCACTAAAAGCTGTTGAAATATTTTGGTCTGATGCTCTTTTGTGATTATCGATAGAATCAGATTCTGCAAAAGTTGCTGTTGGTGAAGTACCACTCATTGTGCCTTCATTTACATCATTATCTGAACGATACATATTAATAGAATCATAAATAAAATATGATGCCATCTAAACCTCCCTACATTGAACACTTACTTTTCCAGGTGTTCGTTTTAAATTTGTTATTATAAATCGTTTGTTTGACCAGGTATCCTGAAATAAATTTGTTGGCATTGCTACAAAAGAATCGAAGGTATCAGAAATTTCATTAAATGGACTTCCTAAATCTTCAAATAATATAGAAGAAAAGTCGATGAAATTTCCTACTTGTAACATTCCATATTTTTCAGGATTAACAAGATCAACACTTATTGTTGTTTTATAGTCCCCAAATAATGAACTTCTAAAATTAATAAAATCATCATTTCTTTCTGTTCCATTATCATCGATTGAATCATATAAATAATTAAGATTAATTTCTTGTTTTTGATAAGATGCTTGGTCAAAAATCGTATCATGTGATAATCTTTGTCCATTAAGTGTATCTGCAGTATATGTTTTTTTCAAAAGATATTCACCTCTTTTAGCAGGGTGTGGTTTATAATTGACAATAATATTGGTTTCTAAATCAGAAACTTCTGTAATCCCCAATTCATAGCCACTAATATCATTTTGACTTAATGCTACATCTGCTGTTGGAGTTCCATTATCAATAGTAAAATATCTTAATGGACTTACTCCAGTAATTGCTGTTTGTTGTGCTTGTGGACTAAATTGAAAGAAAAAGCACCCTTCATATTGTATTTTATTTAATGCTTGTTCTAAAGATTCTGATTCATAAGACTGAAATCTTGTTTTCCAATGGGTAGAACTTGCAGGATCAGTTAAGTTACTATCTCTTAAAGATGCAACTGTTTTAAATCCTGAATCTTCTATATCAGTATCATCAACAAAATCATCTACATCAATAATAGCATCTAATAATTGCCTGTGTATAGCTACTGGATTATTTAAATAACTTAAAGTAGGATAAGTTGTATGTGGTGTATAACCTTCTGTTAATATATCTCTACCTAAATAAACTTTATCAATTCCTGCATTGAAACTCGTAGAAGCTACTGGCTCATTATCTAAATCATTTTCTGCTGTTATTTTAAATGATAATTCTTTTACTACTGCACTAAAACTTGCATATTCTGCTGTACCACCAGTAGCATTAAAATCAAAGAATAAATAACATTCGTCAGGAAAATAACCTGCATCATTTGTATCATTATGATCTGTAACATAATCAGTAACATCAGTATCAGTTAAACTAATTGTTCCTGAAGAAGATTGACTTCTTGAAGGACTACCAAAAATATGTGCATAAGAATTAGGACTATAATCATTAGTATCTTGTAGTGTTACTCTTAATCCATTAGATGCTGCAAAGTTTTGAAAACTTTGTGCAAAAGTAGCTTCTAAAGACATTTTTAAATTGGTTATCTTACCCCTTAATTCAGGTAAAATTAATTTAATCCAAAATCCACCATTCGCATTAATAAATCCTGTTGAATTGGCAATAGTAGCAGAAGTTCCAGTATTATCATCTATTATCTCAATTAAACTACCAGCAGTTAAAGATGTATTTAATGAATAAGTTGCACTTGGAACATCATCAGGAAAAGCATCTGCTACTCTTTTCATAGACTTTGGAACTTTTAATACATTAACATTATCTATTGATACTGCAGTAGTATTAGTGTCTGTTAATGGTAAAAATCTTTTTATAGAATCATCATAAAATTCTAATTTGTCTGATCCACTTGTTCCTGATGGTATAATAAACATAAAATCAGTTCCATCGTTTTTATGGAATGGACAAGCAAATAATTCAGCATTAAATTTTTTCCCTGTACTTGCAGTAAAATCTCCATACACCAATGGGACAATCTTATTGTTATATTGTTCATTAGAACTTTCTGTCCTGGTTTGTGGTATTGAAACATTTTGAAAAGGTCTATTAGAAATAATATTTAAAATAATAGTATCATTTCTATATGCAAAACTGGAAACTTTACCACTAAATATTTGTAAAGCATTTGCTGCTGTATTGTCATTATCAATTTGTGATAAGATATTGACATGACTATTTAAAAAATCTTTTCCTAATTTGCCAAGCAAAGTCGTTCCATCAAGATCAATATTTCCTATATTCAAAGTTAAACTACCAGTATTTGTAGTAAAATTTTTCAAATCCAAAGAATAAGTAATACTTGGCTTGTTTAAAATAGCAGGATAATACTGAATATTATTAAAAGTAGTTGCTGCAAAACTGAATGTTAAATCAGGAGTATCAGTTGTTTCAATACTACTATTGTCATTTTGAAATATTTGCACCAACCAATTTTCTGTCATTGTTGGTGATAGCTTTGCTTGATAATTAGAATTAACGAACATTGATTATATCGTTCCTTAGTTTGTTTAATATTTCGTCTTTGTGAAACTTCATACTTAAATCAGCTTCATATCGTTTGATTTCTTTACCATATTGAAATACAATAATAGTAGGCACTACTTGAATATTCCATTCATTTTGGATAATAGCACCTATGTCTTTATTGGACAAATCAACATATCCAGTATAGCATTTTTCTAAGTTCTCTATTGGCACTTTGTTTTTCCAATTCCATGAAGCATTGACTTCAATGACTGCACAGAACTCATTCTTCATCAACTGGATTTGTTGAACAGAATCTAAATTAATTGTTTGTGCTGATAAGGTAGAGAACGATAGCAGTAAAAATGCACCAAAGCATAATGCTTGTGAGAAAATATTTTTCATTATCTTTTAACCTCATTTCGTGTTCATATTGAGTAGAGTTTCATTAATGCTTCTTGTATCTGCTTTAATGTCATCTACTTTTTCTTCTAATTTTTCTACTTTTTCTTCAGTATTTAAAATAGAGTTTCTAATCATTTGGTCTTTCAAATCATATTCAGTTCTACTGATTGGTGGCTCAGGTAATAGTTTAGCTTCTTCAATTTCTGATTTTAAAGAAAACCACATTCCTACTACCATAGCAATAGTTACTGCAATACTGATACCAGTTTCTATGCTTATTGTAAATTTAGTGTCTTTACCAACTTCCACTTTACTTTCTCCTTGTTTTTCTTTTAGTTGTTTTTGCAATATCTAAAGCAATCGCTATTGCTTGTTTTCTTGGTTTCTTTTCTTTTAATAATCTTTCGATATTTTTAGAAATACTTTTTTTTGAGTACCCTTTTATTAATGGCATTAATCTCTCCTAATTTCTTTTTAATACTCTTGGTTTTCATTCCAAATAATTTTTTAGGAATATAAGCTGCTGCAGTTGTTTTGGTTACATTGCTCATAATCCCCACCTTTTTTGGTCTTTTTCCCACAGATAAATAATGAAAAATATTGTTAATAATTCTATCATATTATAGTCCTAATTTTTCTGCTCTCCTAATAGCAGGAATAATATGATCCACTACTGTTTCATCAACAAGAGGTGCAGATATATTGATTACTATGTTTCTATCATTTCTTGGTGGGGCAGGTAATGGAGTAATATCTACTCTTTCCATTCCACTTGCATTATCTCCTACCACTAATCCATTTCCGATTGGTAATGTTGTTCTTTTATTGGTTACAAAACTACCACCAGTTGCAAAACTATCTTTACTAACGACTCTATTAAAAATACCTGCGATAGCTGCTTGGGCTCCTGCTGCTAAAATAATATCCAAAGGAAATGGTACTGATTTGAATATATTTGCAATATGTGATGCAGAAGATTCTTGAACTTTATTTCTAATATGTGAAATTGTTTGTTCTTTACTTAGTTTGCCTTGTATTGCAGAATTTCTTAAAGAATCTTCTAATGATTTTTGATTTGATTCTGATACTTTATCGTTTGATTCTGCAACAGCATTATTACCTGCGACTACTGTGCTTGTTACCTCTTTTACACCTTTAGTATATTTTTTCATATCATCAAGTATTTCTTCCAAACTTTTGCCTTCATCTCCAGCCCCTAAAAGAAGTTCAGTAAAAATACCCTTTTTAAATTCAACACCTTCAGTAGTTTTTTTAATTTGTTCAAGCTGTTCTTTAAACTGATCTATTCTTGCTTGTATTGTTTCTTCTGTACCTAAAATTAATCCTGGAGTTATCTTTTCTAATGCTAAATCAAATTCTGCTAATGCTAATCTTGCTTGAACTACTTTTTCTTGAACTAATGAAAAATTTCTAATCACTGTATTTGCAACTTCAAATGCTGCACCAAAAACTGCTATTCTTTTTAAAAATACTCCCAATCCTATATTAGATGCTACAACTGCTGCATTAAAAGTGAAATATCCTGCAGTCATTAAACCAAGTGTTTTTAAAAATTCTTCCATGTCTTCAATTTGTTCAGAAGATAAATTATCAACAAATTCAGCTGTATTTCTTGCAGCTATACCTACCGATACAGCCATATCTCCTAAACCATCTAAAAATCTTTTACCAATAGCATTTTGCAATACATCTATTGCATCTTGCATATTAGATACTTTACCAACAAATGTTTTTGATAAAGCATCTGTTGCACCTGCAATTTTACCATCAGGATCAGTTAATGTATCTATCAATGCTTGTCTAAATTGAGGTAAAGTCATTTTAGATAAATCATCAAAACCTGTTCTTAATTTTACTTGTGTTAAAACACCTCTATCTCTCAATACATCTGCTGCACCAGCACCAGCAGCAAAAGCTCTACCAAATGCACCAGCAGCATCAACAACATCTACTCTCATATATGCTGCTAAATCAGTTATAGCTTTTAATGTATCTTCACTATTTGCACCAAATGCTTCTAAAGTTATACCTGCTTCTACTATTTGTTGTATTTTAAATGGTGTTGTTGCTGAAACTTTACTAAAATTTTGAAATGCTCTTTGCCCTGCTTCAGTACTACCTTTTAGCTGAATAATACTTGTTTCTAAACTTTCAAAATTTGCTGCTGTTTGTATAATACCTCTTGCAGCTGTACCTGTAAATGCTATTGCTACTAATCTTTTAAATGCAGAAGTTAATTGTTCTGCTGATTTTTTATTTTCATCGGTTTGGTTTTCTAATCTGTTAAGATTTGAAATCGCTTTTTCTACTTCTGCCTTAATTAATAATCTTATCTGTCTATCTGCCATTTTTCTCGCTCATGTAAAATTGTATTGATTTTATTTCATTTCTAATAATATCAAATATTTCTATTTTTTGTGCATCTGCACTATCTAAATCTTTTGCCAAAGGAATATTAAATTCTTTTATCCAGTTATATTCTTTTAACAAAACATTATCTTCAGGATTTATAATCCATTTTGGATTCATAAACAAAGGAAGATGAAAATAGAGATTTCTACCTAAGCTAAATGTGCTATCGTTCCATTTCTCTACTAACATTTCTATTTCTTCCCATACCTGTTCTATGTTTTCGTAAATCGTTACTTCTTTTGTTAGAGGACTTTGTCTTTTGTATGGAAACTTCAAAGTTATGTGTGGAAACCCCAGTTGAGAAAACCACACATAACTACAAAGCCCTATGAGTCTTTTTTTTCAATACCCATATAACAAGAATATACTTCTTGAAGCAGTAGATCAATTTCAGCCATAGATAAAAGACTTTTATCTTTATGGGTGTAATCATCTTCAGTTAAACCTGAATATTCTTCTACTTTATTAATCATCTCAAAGTATTTATCTTGCATGGTATTTTTATTGTCAAAAGCAATAAGACTCAAATGCCATAACTCTCGTTTTTGTTTATAATTAATAGAATTAATATTCCATTCTTTATCGAACATTTTTACCTTCATTGTTTACTCCTTACCAACTTGAATTAGATACATTATCACAATATTCAAACTTAAATGCTGTACCACTTGGTGCTCCACTTGAAGTAGGTTGTACTACTTTAAATGGAATAGTAATAATTGCACCTGTGTCTGCATTTAGATCATAATTAACAGCAGTTGAATATATTTCTGCAGTAATATTTAATTCTCCTGCAGATGATACTGTTCCATCACCTTGTTGTAATATTAATGTTGCAGGTGTGCCATCTAAGAAATCTTGGATAACATTACTTGCACCATCATTAAAGTTGTCATCATACATTATAGAAATCTCTCCTGTAATATTTACAGAGGGGATTCCGAAAGCATAATTTTCAGCATCTCCATTAGCATCTCTACCAACTCTTGCTAAGTTATTTTCAAAAGTAAAGGACACTCCTGTAATAATAGCATTGGTTGCTGATCCACCGATATCTAAAGTTTTAGTATCGAAGTAAGATTCAATTTGAGTTGGTGCAGTATGCATTAATGTTGGCTCACCACTATTTGCAGTAAGTGTTTGTCCTACTAAGAATCCAGTTGAACTTGCAAATCCTGAATAGAATGTTCCACTAAGTAAACATCTGCCATCAGACATATCAAAGTTCATGGTTAGACTTTGTAAAGCTGCACTTGTGATTAGCTTATCTTCTGCTGCTGCAGGACCATACAATCCAATATCAAATAAACTTGGAACTCCTGCACTTGAAGTTGCATCAAAATCAGGTCTTGATAAAGCTGCACTTGATGATGCTTCGATTGTGTGAACATAAGGACCTGCCCCTGATTCACTATGATCTTG